GCCTGCCTGCGCAGCTTCCGGCAGATGCTGGGCATCACGCCCATCCAGTATGTCAAGCAGTTCCGGGTGGAGAAGGCCGCCGAGCTGCTCCGCTCCACCCGGCTCAAGACGGGCGAGATCGGGATGGAATGCGGCTTTGCAGATGGCAGCTACTTCATCAAGACCTTCCGGGAGATCAAGCACTGCACACCCAAGGAATACCGCGCAAAATTCTGCTGAAATGTCTGAGATAGAAACAGGAGGAAATGATCCCCATGCAGCACAGTCTGACCCAAGGACCCATTACAAAGAATATCCTGCTGTTTGCCCTGCCGCTGGGTGTTACCGGCATCTGGCTCAGTGTGCCCATCGGCTGGGCACTGGCAGATGCCATCGGCATTGGGTATTATTTGAAGAAGAGAACATAAAATATCCCCCGCTGCAAAGCGTGTTCTGGCACGTCTGCAGCGGGGGATATGTTTTTCTATTGGAGCTTGAGATGATCCGGATGGAGCTTATTCCCCCACGGCGGGGACGTTCTGCATCGTCCAGAGGAGCTTCTGGACATCCACGCTGCCCATGTGGGTGGGCTCCTCACCCAGACGGAGAAAATCGGTCTGCTGGGCGGTAACAGTCTGCCACTGGGGCAGGTCTGCGCCGTTGGGGTCGCCGGTCTTGGCAAAGTTGGTCAGGTAATCCACCATCTGAGCGCTGAGGGCGGTGTCCTTCTCAGTGAAGGGCCGCCAGCAGTGAGCCAGCGTGCCGAACCAGTACCACAGGTCGCTGGAATGCCAGGCACCACGGTCATCACCGGGGAGCTGGCGGTCGAAGAACCAGCCGTAGCTGTCGGCGTTCCGGGCGCACCAGTCCTGGGCCATCTGGTAGAGGTAGGGCGGAACGATATCCTCGCTGGTGAAGCCAATGAGGTAAGGGATATGGTGCTGTTCGTCGGCAGCCAGCGTCTCGGGGCCGGTCTTGACCTGGAAACGGCCATCCACCACAGGCTCGCAGCCCAGACCCTTGAACTGGGGCTGGGTGCGGACGGCATCCCAGGCTGCAAACAGCTGGGCGGGGGCGAGGGCACGGAACTCGGCCAGCGTGCTGCACCCGGCAGTCTCCATGACCTGCTTCCAGAACGGGTAGTGGGCCGCGGCAGGCTTGGCCGTCAGCATCTGGCTCACGCCGCCGCCGCTGCTCATCACGGCCTTGGAGAACAGCCCCCTGGTGATGGGGGAGAGGACGAGCTGCTGGACGCTCATGGCACCGGCGCTCTGGCCCATGATGGTGATGTTGTTGGCATCACCGCCAAAGGCAGCGATGTTGGCGCGCACCCACTGCAGGGCCGCCAGCTGATCCAGAAGGGCGTAGTTGCCGGTGGATCCGGCCTCATCGGCCAGCGCGGGCAGGCAGACAAAGCCCATGGGGCCGAGCCGGTAGTTGATGGTCACAGCCATGCAGCCTTTGGTGGGCCAGACGGGGCCATTGAAGTGTTTCTCGTGGCCGCAGCCGCCGGTAAAGCCGCCGCCGTGAATGTAGAAGATGACCGGCAGCTTGTCCTCGAGAGCTGCATCGGCAGGGGTCCAGATGTTCAGGAACAGGCAGTCCTCGCTGTAAGTGTAAGTCTCGCCCTTGCGGAACTCGTTGTAATAGAAGGCTTTTCCGGGTGTGGCGGCTTCGTCATAGAAGGCGCGGGGCTGGTAACAGCAGGCACCGTACCGGGTGGCATCGTAGACACCGTCCCAGTGGGTGACGGGGACAGGGAACTCCCACCGCCCGGCGGTGGCGTAGCGGATGCCCTTGTAGGCGGCAATGCCCGGCCACTGGCAAGCCGTGCCGGAGATCACGCCGCAGGGCGTGGTGCGCTCAAAGCTCATGGGGAAACCTCCTTGTCTTACTCCGCCGCTTTCAGGCCCCGGATGTCCTCGCCCGCAAACAGGCAGGGGACAAAGGAGGAAAGGCGGCTGGAGATCTTTTCGGTGTATCGCTTTTCCAGCAGGGAACCATCCGCAATGTTGGTGGTGACGATGGTGGGCAGACCGGCTCCCAGGCGGTTGTTCAGCAGGCTGTAAAAAGTGGTGATGAAGTAGGGGGTGACGAACTCGGTGCCCAGATCGTCCAGGATCAGCAGGTCGGCAGCAGAGGCGGTGCGCAGCAGGGTCTCGGCATCCTCGGAGGAGTCGAAGCGGGCGTTTTCCAGCTTGCCGAAGAAGTCTGAGCTGGAAACGTAGATCACGTCAAAATCCTTTTGCAGCACGATGCCCGCAATGGCAAGGGCCGCGTGGGTCTTGCCCAGCCCCGCGTTGCCGAAAAGCATCAGGCTCTCGCTGTTGTGGTCGAATTCCTCAGCGTAGCTGCGCAGATCCTCCAGCAGGCCGCCCATGTAGGTGCGGACAGGCTCGCCCAGCTTCTCGTCCATGGTGTTGGGGTAGTACCGCAGCTCCATGGTGTCAAAACTGGAAATGGACAGGCTGGACAGTGCCTCGATCTCCTCCCGTCGCAGACCCTGCATCAGCTTGTGAACGCAGATGCAGGTGCGGCCCTGCACGCTGCCGGTATCCTGGCACAGCTTGCAGGTGAATTTGGGTTCCAGCGCATCTGCAGGGCGGCCGCTGGCGGCCAGCAGGGCGGTGAGCTCCTGCCGGGCTTTGCTCAGTGCGGCGGCGGCTTCGGTGCGGTCTTTTCCGGCAGCGCCTGCCAGCGCGCAGCGGATGCCCCGCACCCGCACCTCGTCCTCAGCGTGGCGCAGGGCCGGGATGGTGGCCTCCGCCTCCAGCCGGGCATCCTCGGCATTGGCGCGGGCAGTCTGCCGCCGCAGAGCCACCGTGCGCAGGGCGGCTTGATACAGTTCCTGTTTGGTACGCATAAAAGCTCCTTATTCTGCAGGCGTGTCCGTTTTTTTGCGGAGCGGACGGCGGCGGGCAGCGTTCTTGAGAAAATCGTTTCCACTGGGCTCGGTGCGGTCCACCCGGAGGTTCCGGCTGGCACCCATCCCGGCCACCGGGCCCCGCACATCGTGGACGGTGCGCAGGCCCTTGGCGTTCCAGGTCTTGAGGATGCTGTTCCAGTACCAGAGATCCCGCTTGGGCCCGGCCTGCACGGCGGCCTCCTGCACCATGGCGTCATCGTAGCCGTAGACCTCGTACCAGCGGGCAATGGCCTTGCGCCCGCCAAGGGTCAGCTCGGTGTCGGCAATGCCCAGCAGGCCGCTGACGTACTGCTCCCGCTGGGCGCGCAGGGCCAGCAGCTGGAGGTGTGCGTCGGCCTGTTCGCCGGTCTCCACGCCCTCGGCCCGCCAGACTTTCAATTCGTGGCTGACGGCACCCATCGTCCGCTTGCCCCGGCTGGCCACATAGGCCACGCAGAGCATGACGGTCTCGGGTGCAAAGGCCTCCTGCACATAGAAGTTTACCAGCTTTTCCATTTCGGGGTGGGTCAGCGGGCGGGCAAAGCTGGTCTGGGCGCAGTCGATGAGGGAGGAGATCATGGGGTCGGTGCGGCTGGCCGCTGCGATCTCGCTCCAGGTCATGGGGGCAGGGGCTGTGGGCTCCTCGCCCGGGGCGGCGTTCTCCTCGTACCGTTCCAGCAGACCCGCGCCGGCCCAGAAGGACAGGGCACTCTCGGCGGTCATCTTACTGCGAAGCTTTAAGTCGGCGCAGAGCTTCTCCGGGTCAGTGATGCCGGTGGCCAGCACATACAGAGCCACCCGGACGTTATATTCCTCCGCAATGCCCAGCTTGGAAAAGACCAGCTGCGGCACCGGGATGGTGTCACCCTTGAATTCTTTCAGTCGATAGATCATGGTGCACCTCAGTGTTGTGTTTCGGCATCCGGTTCCGGTGCGGGCGGTGTCCAGGGCTCACAGTCCAGGATGGACGGGTGGGCGCTCCAGCGTTCCGGTTCGGCGTTGTAGGCATCGTTCAGATATTGGGCGACTGCGGTGCGGCCCTCCTCGGTCATCGGGAAGATCTCCCGCCGCCGCAGGGCCGGATCGGTCTTGTCCAGCGTCCACGGCTCGGGCCAGAGATCCACCGTGAGGATGGCCTCTTCTTTTTTGGCCTCCTCGCCGCCGTCCGGGTCGGGGACGGAGCGCTTGCCCGGGGTGATGAGGTAGCGCATCCCGTCCTCGTTGCCGCTGAATGAGTTTTTGTTCTGCAGATAGTGCAGCATGGGCACAAAGATCATGTAGAATTCCTTCCATTGTGATAATCTATCTTTCATTATAAAGCAACTGGCGCAAAAAGCAAGTTTTTTCCGCCCACTGTATTCCGACAGAAAAAACTGTTGACAAAACCGCTGCACTTTGCTACACTAATGGAGCAGTCCTGCAGGGTTAGCTCATCCGGTAGAGCGACTGCTTCCCAAGCAGTAGGCGGCGGGTTCGAGTCCCGTATCCTGCTCCAGAAAATAGCGCTCCAACGTGTAGTAAAGAACATGTTGGGGCGCTTTGCATTTTGATGCACTTTTGGTGGGCGGCTTGTGCTTTGCCGGAAAATATGGTTCAATAGAGGAAAACAGGCGGGAACGCACAGTGAACAAGACAAAACGAGGTGGATACAATGAATCTGAAAGAAGCATTCCGCTATCAGAACAAGCTGCAGGCCCTTTTGGACGAGGCCCAGGGTATTCTGGACTGCGATTCCAACGTTACCAAGGTGGCCAACACCTATCTGCGCCACAAGGTCATGGCAGAGGCTGAGGACGAGACGATCCTGGACCTTCCCCAGACCGAATATGCTCAGCAGATCACCGATATTGCCCGGTTTATGCTCTATCTGCTGGAGGAGAAGGGCCGCCTGTTCGCTGCCATCCGCAAGGCAAAGGATGCGCTGGACATGGATATGGACAGCGAGGTCAGCCTGAACGCTGCGCGGCAGAGCGTGGCGCGCACCTTCAAGCGAATGAATGACCTGCGCAGCTCCGAGCAGCTGCTCTCCGGCGGGGGCACCGGCTACCGCTTTAACGCCGAGGGCAACCAGATCTCCTACTGCTGCGATGTAAAGCGGGTAACCACCATCAACTATGACCGCAAGGTCATCCACGCTGCTTTGGGCAAGCTGAACCGGCAGGCGGACGAGACATCCAACCGGATCGACCTGTGCCTTGTGACCTCCCGGGTGGACTATGCAGTTCCCTTTGATGTGAACGCCAGCTTTGCCGAAGCATTTGAGACCTATCTGGAAAACGCTAAAGGGTGACACGCCGCCAACCGGCCATTTTGGGTGCGGCAAGCGCCGGGGACGCGGCTGCCGGTTCAGGTGCAGATGAACGATAACGCTGCACAGTTCCGCAAGGAAGTTTCGGTCCGGTTCACCTTACGAGCCAGCATCATTGAAAAAATCTTGCGTTCGGCTTTTCCGCCACCGCCAGACGCTTTTCCGCCGAAACCGTCCTTTGCCCTTTCCCGCATTCCTGCTTTTGTGCTTACGTCTCCATGGGCAGGCAAGCCACCCTTTCTGAATTTGCCCCGCAGACTGCTGCGGGAGCATTTTTCCGCCTGCGGGGCGGGTGCACTGCATCCCCCATTTTGCAGGCAGAGCAAATGGCAGAAGCTGCCCTGGATGCTTGCCGTATCCAAAATGGCCGGTGCAAAACCGGAGGGATAAGCGATGAAATGCTGCAGCCCCGGCGGTAAAAAACTGCCGGGGCTGCAATTCTTGGAGGGAGTCGTTCGTATTCCAGACAAAGCAACTGAATTTCGACAAAGACGAGGTATGATCATGTCAACCAAACCGATCCGTTCCACTACCGCAAATTGCATTGACCTGAGTGCAGCAGCACTTCATATCATTGCCATGGCGCTGATGCTGATGGATCACCTCTGGGCGACCCTTCTGCCGGCGCAGGACTGGCTGACCTGTGCCGGGCGGCTGGCGTTCCCTATCTTTGCATTTATGACAGTGGAAGGCTACTTTCATACCCGGAATCTGAAGCGTTATGCCCTGCGGCTGCTGTTGTTTGCACTGCTTTCAGAAGTGCCCTTTGATCTGATGTATGGCGGGACATGGTTCTACCCGGTGCATCAGAACGTGATCTGGACGCTGCTGCTGGGGCTTCTGGGGGTGCATCTGATGGAAACGGTGCGCAAAAAGCAAAAGCTCTGGGTCTCGCTGCCGGTGTGCGCCGCAGTGGCAGCAGCAGGGGCGCTGCTGGGAACGCTGGGCATGACGGATTACTACGGTGCCGGTGTGCTGACTGTGTTCGCTTTTTACATTTTCCGGGGCCGGAAATGGTGGTGCCTGCTGGGACAGGTGCTGACCCTGTACTGGATCAACGTGGTGCTTCTGGGCGGGCTGATGTACCCCATCCGGCTGTTCGGCATGGAGTTTGAGCTGTGTCAGCAGGGGCTTGCGCTGCTGGCGCTGATCCCCATCTGGCTGTATCGCGGGCGGCAGGGCTGCCACAGCAAACCGTTCCAGTATGCCTGCTACGCCTTTTACCCGGTACACATGCTGCTGCTTGTGCTGGCGCTGAATTTCGTGAACCGATAAGAACGTAACTGTTATCCCTGCGGGCTATGGGTGCCCGCAATCTGATGGTATCCCGGGGGGATCTATTCTGCACTTTCCTGAGTCTGCTCTGTGGGCTTGATGGTCTTGACCCGCAAGGTGAAATACAGAAGATGGCAGACCCACACCACTGCAATGCAGATCCTGCCGACGGGAGCATTTTTCATACAAAGAAAACCGATCGCCATGACAGCGGTGACCATTGAAATGATCTTGTGTACGGGGACAACGTATTTGAGAAACACGGGATAAACCGGGACAGGACGGGAGACGGCGAGAAACCCCGCTGTTTATGCGGGAAACGGGGCATTTTCAACCGGGACGGGGCCGCAAATTATCAGACAACTTGAGCGAAGGGCGTCGAGGCGATCGGCGTCCTTTTTTCATGCCCCGGCGAGCCCTGGGAGGCCCAGGAACGGCGGCGGCGCGTCGGGCGCATATCAACCCGCCGAGGGCGAAAAACCTTGATACAAGGCCGTTTTCGGGCGCAAGAAGGGCCGCTCGGCCCGTCCCGGAAGTCACAGCAGCAGACAAAGAGGACGGGCTTCGCGGCCCTTGAGGATAGTATAGCAGACGAGGCCCCGGAAGGCAAGCAGGCGAGCCGTGCAAACAGGGCGTTAATCCGTGCAGAAATTAACGACAGGGCCCAAAAACACGGCGGCGCGGGCGCAGATCGGCGGGGCCGGGGCGTTACGAGCCGTTAAACGGGGCGTTACTCCCGAGGCGGCGACGGGGCGGAACCAGGGGCAAAAGGCCAGAATACAAAGGGACATTTTCGGCAAAAGCGCGGGGACGTGTCCCTTTGCCCGGAATACGCGGGTTTTCCAGGGGCGAGCCCCTTCTCCGGCCCCGGAAGCAAAGGGACAGTATTTTGATTTATTTTTTAATCATAGCAGGGCAAAAAATCAGGCGGTTCCGTCGCGAGCTTCACGGCTCTCGGCGGGGCCGCTTTTTTCGTCGTCGCTCCCGTCGAAATATGTCCAGAAGATAGACTCTTTTTCCCCGTCGCCGAGGCGCGTGTATTTGAAGTGCGTCAAGTCGAAGATCTCCTTCTTTGCCTCCTCGGGCAAAAGCCGGAACATGGCAACGAGGTCGGCCTCCATCGAGGACAGCGGGACGCCGTCGCAGCTCGGCGCGGCGGGAGCGTTTGGGCTACCCCCGTTTACAAGATAGTCGATAGTTACATTTAGCCTATGGGCTACTTTGCGAACGCTTTCAATATTGGGGGTTTGCGTTTCCCAGCGGCGAATAGTAGCGTTTGCGAGGCCACATTCCCGCTCAAGTTGCTTGACATTCAAGCCTTGCTCTTTTATGAGTTCGTGAACTCGTTCAAAGATGGACATAGTGAATAAACTCCTTTTTCTTAGTGGATGGGCTATTTCCCTATTGACAAATAGTGAATAGGCTACTATAATGACATTAGATTAAAAAATTAAGCAAAGACAGCATAGCACACCACCACCCAAAAAGAAAGAGAAAAGGAGGCGGCGGTAGAGTAAAAGCGAGCGGCGAGGGTCTTTCACCCCCTTTACACGCTCAATTTATTTAAGGCGTCCACGTCATCGGGACGGCGGATCGAAATATGAGAACGGAACCCAGGAGGCCCGCTCTCGGCGGTGAGGCAGAACACGAGGCCCGGCTCCCCGGCAGGGGAGACGAACTCGGCGCGGCAGCTCTCCCCCTCGCAAGAGGCGGAGACGAGCTTCCACCGAATATAGGCATCGGTTCTAAGAATTGCGGCAACAAAGTCCTTGAGGGAGGCGCAACTCCCCAGGGCATCGGTGAGAATATTCTTTTTCATAATAGGCGACCCTCGCCGCCCGCTTTCGCTCTACCGCGACCCCCTGGGGCCGGAGGTTCTGCAAAACCTCCACCCCAGGACGTGAACGCCGCAAAGCGGCATCAATGCCTCGAGAGTTTACAAACCAAAGCACAGCAAAAGAAGGTTCGCCTTCAACGCCTCGGGGATCGTGCCAGCGACCCCGAAGCGGCTCCCCTTATATCTCAAGCAGCTCTCGCCGCTCGCTTTTACTCTACCACAAGCCCCCGAAAAATGCAAAGGAGGCCGACCATGAGGAACGGCAAGAAGCCGACCAGGAAGCAGAAGATCAGGCTCGGGCAAGCGGGCCTCTCGCCGGAGAACTGGCTCGTCGTGCGGCAGAAGCCGGACGGGGAGCTCATCCTCCTCCACAAACACACAAACACGATCCGGGTCGTCCCCGCGCTGGGACAGTGACCCACACAACAGGAAGGAGCAGCAGCATGAGAAAGATGAAGAAGATCAACGGCTACCTCGTCGTCAAGTTCAACGCCCGGGAGCTCCGGGAGTATGAGGGCACGGCCCTCGGCGAGTATGGCGTCATCGACGCCGAGCTCTACACCGGCATCCTGGACGTCGACCGGGGCGCGATGGAGTACGACAACGCGGGCAGCATGGAGGAGGCCGTGGAGCTGGCCCGGGGCCTCGAGTCGGAGCTTGACACCGAGGAGCCCGAGGTCAAGGTCACGCTCGTCAAGGAGACGGACGAGACCACCGAGGAGGAGGAAGTGGACGCGCAGCAGATGATCGCCGGATGGGAGAACACCCTCCGGGGACAGGTCGCGAGCCCCCACTACAATGACGTGGACGCACGGACGGCGGCGCATGAGCTATACGGCTACAAGGCCGCGCTCCGCGACCTGGGCCTTCTGACTCGGGAGGACTGCTTCGTTCTCCCGGACACCTTCGGGGCGTGGCCGAGCCCGCTCCCGAGGAGGCCGGAGGAGCTGCTCTCCTATGTGTGCGACGAGCTTTGCCGCCACCGCCTCCCGGAGATGACGCAAGAGCAGCTTGACGCGGTTTGTGCACGGTGCTCCCTTGAGCGGCTGGCGAACGAAGCGGACGAGGCGGAGCTCCGCATCCGTGCGGGGGCGAACCGGGAACTCAACGGCCTCATCGACCAGATCCGCCGCGCAGAGAGCCGCACCCGGGCCGAGCAGGTCGGCGCGGAGGCCCGGGCCTATCTCCGGGCGCTGGCGGCGACGGGGATGGTCACGGAGGGCGAGAGCGCAGCCTTCACCGCCGCGATCGAGGAGGCCCGCACCGCCCAGGCCCACGGGCCGGAGCGGACGACCTTCGAGCACCTCCACCCGGAGCTCAAGCGCCACCGGGAGACAACGCAGCTCTACGCCCTGGGGCTGGCGCTGGCGGCAGATTGCCCGCCCAACGATTGCCGGATCTACCTCAACATCTTCGACGGGGCCCGGGAGCTGGACGCCGCCCTCGACGACCTGGACGCGGACAGCGTTCCGGCGCTCGCCTTGCGGAAGGCGCTCCGGGAACGGGTCGGAGAGCTGGCGGAGATGTTCGACGGGAACTTCGCCGTCAAGCAGTATCGGAAGGGAGGCGGGGCGAAGTGAAGGCGGAGCTCAAGCGGGCCCTCGACCTTGTGGGCCACCAGCGGCGGGAGGCCCTGGCCCGGAAGCGGCTCTCGGGCGATCCCCGGAACCCCTTCCGGCCTCGCTATGGGGCGGAGCTGACCTTCGCGTCCTCCGCGCAGGAGGCGGAGACCCTGGGCTATATTCTCAAATTACTTGAGAAGGAAGCGGCCCGGGAGTGTGCGCGGCGGGTCATCCCCACGCTGGACGCGATCCTCGACTTTGTCATCGGGCTCGGACTTCTGGCCCTGGCGATGCTGGGCGTCGCCGCCGCGTGTGTGGCGGCGGGAGCGCCGGACGGCATCACCCGGACGGCGGCGCTTTTAGGCGTGGGGTTCATCACGGCCCTCTCGCTGCACCGCCTGGGGCGGAAGTAATTCTAAGAACGACTACACAGGAAGGAGGACAGCGATGAAAAGCAACGGCAAACTTTGCCCCCTGGGGAAGCTCGTCGTCAAGGCGCTCGCCGACCAGGAGAAGACAAAGTCGCAGCTTGCCGCCGAGATCGGGACGTCGCCGCAGTATCTAAGCTACATCCTGTACGGCGTCCGCTCGGGCGAGAAGTACCTCCCGGCGCTCATCGCGGCCCTCAAGCTCGACCCCCGGAAGGTCGAGAAGGCAACGGCAGCATGACAGCAGGAAGGGAGGGACAGGAGTGCCGGACGTATTCATCGGGCTAAAAGAGGCGGCGACCTTTGAGGGCGTCACCTACGAGGCCCTCAAAAAGCGGGTTCAGAGGAACCCGGGGCAGTACAAGACCAGGACGCAGCCCCAGGAGGGCGGAGGCAAGGAGCAAGTTTTGATTGCGGTCTCCTCGCTCTCCCCAAAGGGCCGGAAGGCGTGGCGGGCGGCGCAGAAAGTAGACGGGAGGGATGTCGTCATAGAGAAGCGAACAGAGTCCGCGCCCTGGTACGTGGGCGTCGACCTCAACCACTACACGGAGCAGAACAAGAAGGCGTTCTATGAAGCCGTCGAGCTGGCGGCGCGGGTTCAAGACTTCATCGACTACGACGGGCCCGACCGCACGGCCTACGCGGAACGCTACGCGCTGGGGCTGGGCGTGAGCCTCCCCACCCTCTACCGCTACGTGGAGAATGTACTCAAGGCGAGCGCGTGGGCGCTCAAGATGGAGAAGGAGGACGGGCAGAACCGGGACTACTTCCGGGCGCTGGCCTTGTGCCGGAAGCCGAGGGAGAAAGCCTCCTTCCCGAGCCTCACGGACGAGCAAAAGGCGCTCATTCAAAATATATGGTTCGACCGCCGCTTCGCCGCCAACCTGGGCACGATCGAAATGCTCTACGAGAAGTTCGAGGAGGTGGGGCAGGGCCGGGGCTGGGAGAGCTACCCCAGCATCAAGACGGTCGCCCGGTACATCAAGCACCTCATGGACAGCCGGGGCGGAGAGTCGGCCCGCTACCTCGCGGCCAACGGTTCCCGGGAGTGGAAGAACAAGAAGATGCTCAAGGGCAAGCGGGACGCGACGAGCCTCAAGGTCATGGAGTACGTGGTGGGCGACGAGCACACCTTCGACTTTTGGGTTCAGTGGGTCGCCCCGAACGGGAAAGTCAAGGCCGTCCGCCCGAAGCTCGTCGCATGGATGGACATGCGGAGCCGGGCGATCGTGGGCGACGTGGCTTGTGTAGACGCCAACAACCAGACCCTCAAGGAGAGCCTTGTGAAGATGCTCTACTCCCACCCGGGCGGCGTTCCCCACATCCTGCACGTGGACAACGGCAAGGACTACACGGCGAAGACCATGACGGGCCAGAGCCGGAAGAAGCGGAACATCGAGTTCGAGTTTGACGCGGAGACGGTGGGCTTCTACCAGAGCATCGGCATCGAGGAGGTGGGGCGGTCGCTCCCTTATCAGCCGTGGGACAAGCCGATCGAGCGTTTCTTCTCGACCGTGTGCTCCAAGTTCTCAAAATGGTTTGAGAGCTACACGGGCACCCTCACAGGCTCGAAGACCTACGCCAAGCGGCAGAAGGACGTCGACGGGATGCTCGAGCGTGGGGAGCTGCTCACGATGGAGGAGTTCTTCGAGGCGTGGACGGAGTGGAAGGAAACGAAGTACCACACCCGGGAGCACCGGGGCCTCAAGGACGCGGGCGAGAAGTGGGTCACGCCGATCTCGCTCTTTGAGAACGGGGAACGCTACGAGAAGGCAGCGCCGCCTCGGGAGTATGCGGCGATGCTGCTCATGAAGGCGGACACCGCCCTCGTGCGGAACCAGGGGATCACCAAGTTCGGGACGCTCTACACGGACTACGAGCTTTGCCACTATGTCGGCAAACACGTCGGCATCAAGTGGGACATCGACGACGTCACGAAGCTCTACGTCTTCGACGAGGAGGGCCGGAAGATATGCGAGGCCGTCTCCGCCGAGCTCCTGGCCTTCGGGCCCCACTGTTCACAGGCGGCGCTTGAGCGCCACCTCCGCGACCAGAAGCGGCAGGAGAAGGAAATGCGCGAGATCCTGGAAGACATGCGGAGGCCCTACGAGCTCCGCGTCCAGGAGGGCGGACGCCCCTCGAGCGCGGTCGGCATGATCGACCTCACCATCAAGGCGGAGCGGAGCCCGAAGGTCATCGCCCTCCCGAACGACAAGGAATACCGGGCGGAAGCGGCGGCAAGCCGGAAGGCCGGGAAGAAGACATCCGGGGACGAGTTCCTCACCAACAAGGCAGACGACGCCCTCGCCCGTTTGAGGGCCATGAACGAATAGGAGGTACAACATGGAAGTCACAGCAGCAGCGGCCCAGGCCGTAACCTATACCAGCAACAAGAGCCTCGCGGAGCAGATCAACGACTACCTCGCGACGACGAAGACCAGCATCGCGACCCTGGCAAGCGAGATCCCGGGCTATTCCCGCCCGACGATCTCCCGCTACCTCTCGGGCAAGTACGAGGGGGACATCGCAGCCATTGAGAAGCTGCTCGCCGACTGGCTGGCCGGGCGCACCGGGGAGGCCGTGGCCCTCCCGGAGCCGGGCCGGAAGACCGGGACGAAGCCCGCCTTCTTTGAGAGCCGGGACGCCCTCAAGGTGCTGGGCGTGTGTCAGAGCTGTCAAGAGTACATCGGGCTCGGCATCGTGGTCGCCCGCAGCGGCTACGGCAAGACCTACTCCCTCCGGCAGTACGCCAAGCTCCCCCGGGTCGCCTATATCGAGTGTGACGACACCATGAGCAGCCGGGATCTTGTGGAGGCGATTGAACGGGCCCTCGGCATCCCCAGCGGCTACGGGACGATCTGGCGCAGGGTCAACGGCATCCGGGACTATTTCAACACGAACAAGGGCTACCTCCTCATCATTGACGAGGCGGACAAGCTCGTCTCGAAGTACACCCAAAAGAAGATGGAGATCCTCCGGGCGATCTTCGACCAGTCGGACGTGGGGCTCGTCATCGCCGGGGAACCGAAGCTCGAGGCGCAGATCAAGACCTACCTCGTCCGCATGGCGAACCGGGTCGACTTCTACGTCAGCCTCAAGGGGCTTGACCCCTCGGAGGTGGAGGGCTACCTCGCGGGCTTTGAGGTCGCGCCGGACGCGATGGTCGAGCTCAAGGCCCGGGCCTGCAACATGCAGACGGGATGCTTCCGCCTCCTCGACCGCACCCTCTCCAATGTGTCCCGCATCCTTGAGGAGCGGGGCGAGAGGGTCGTCACAGTCAAGATCATTGAGCAAGCCTCGAGCCTCATGATGCTTTGACGCGGAGGAGGCCGGGACAATGAAAATGAGAAAGCAGCGGCTCATGGGGCTCGCTATGCTGGCGATCACCGCCCTCATCCTGGTTATGGCCCGAGGCGGGAGGACGCCGGAGGACAGCGACGCGACCGCCGCCTTCCTCACCGGGCCCCTGGGCCTGTATATGCTCCTCTCGAAGACCTACATCCTATACGACGGCGAGGAGCAGGAGGCGGGCGGGCAGAAGGAAAGCGTCGGGGAGGCAGCTCCCCGGGCACATAACAAAACTACGAGAAAGGAAGTTGTCAACACATGGCAAGAAAGAGAGTGGTCGAGCCCTCGGGCGTCAAGACCTGGGAGGACGCAAACGACGCCCTCCGTCAGATTGCGGAAGCGCAGCTCGCCCTCGCGGACATTGAGGGCGAGATGAACAAGCAGATCCTCGGGGCGAAGAAGGCCGCAGAGGAGCAGAGCAAGCCGTACAAGGACAGGGTCGCCAAGCTCGAGCGGGAGCTCAAGGACTTTGTCACCGAGCACCGGGCGGACATGGGGAAGACGAAGACCCGGGCCCTCACCTTCGGCGAGGTGGGGTTCCGGCTCTCGACCTCCGTGTCGCTCCCCCGGGCGAAGGAGAAGATCGAGGAGATCATCCGCCGCCTCAAGACCCGGCAGATGATGGACTGCATCGTCGTCAAGGAGGACGTCTCGAAGGAGGCCCTCAAGAAGTACGGCGAGGACACCGTCAACGCGGTCGGCGCTACCTGGAAGCAGCAAGACGTCTTCGGCTATGAGCTGAACTTCTCGAAGCTGGAACAGGTCAAGGCCGGACTCTAAAGAAGGGGGCGGGACTTCATGCGGGTCGACATCACCAGCACGAGGAAGAAATACCGGGTCATCTACGCCGATCCGCCCTGGAAGTTCAGCAGCAAGGAAGCAACTGGAAAAAATCGGGGGGG